CCCTTGCTGAACAAACATCATTGATCCATTCTCAAATGTTTCCATCAAAGATTCTCCGCGAGTATCTTCAACGTTAAGCATTGAAGGAAGTGGAAGCCAACGCAATGAATTATCTGATTCATTAATTAAGGCAGTAAAATACGCCTGATTCAATGTATCAGTAAGATCGATTGAGTTTTGATTTCCGTTTGCATCGTAGTAAGGTACAACGATTAGTTTGACAGCTACCTGCCAAAATGGAGAACATCCTGTTCCCGTGTTTGATAGTCCTGCATTACAGGCACAAGCATTTACCATTTTTAGTGAGTTTTATGTTTGAGCAAATATACATAATTTCATACAAATGCAATTATCTCATCTTTTTTTTGCTACCAAATAAAGCCTTTCTGCCTCCTGTCCCATTAAATGACCATACATTCCTGCCATTTCTATTTCATAACCTGCCTCCAAAAATGTATCTTTTAACGATTTCAGGGTAAAATGACGAATAACAGTCTTGTCCGTTTTCACTTCCTTCATGCCGTTTTTCAGCCATAGCCAATCGTAATTTGGAGTAATGACGACAACTTTTGCCTGTGGTTTCTGAAAGTCAAAAAGCCTTCCAAGCATTCCAACTACATCAGGAATATGCGCTAATGAGTGCATAAAATAGATTCTGTCAAATTGAAAATAAAACTCTGATCGAATATAGAAATCATCGACCACCCTGCCATCAAAACGATTTACATCAAACCCATAAACTTGAGCCTGTGGATGTTTTTCCGATAGCATTTTTATCGCCGTACCAATACCACACCCGTAATCCAAAATCTTATTACTTGGCTGAATTTGTAACAGGCTATTCAGAAAGTCAATTTCGCTTTTATATTGTTCAGAATTATTCCATTCGAACAATTTTTTAGAGTAGTGCTTTGAGTACATTTTCAGCAATGTATTTTCCAGTTGGTTCATATCCGTGCATTGATAAAAATAATTCACGATACGATTTTTTCAATTCAGTTAATTCAAACCAAGTCATTTCAGATAATTCCGCCAATGTCAATTCCAAAGATTTCGCGTCATTAGCGATAATGAAAGGTAATGCACCGTAATGCTTTTGGTATGGCTCAGGATGAGTGCAATTCGTAATGACAATTTTGCCCATTGATGCAGCCTCCAGTGCGGTTATTCCAAACGACCCGTATTCTTTAACACCTTGCTTTGTTGCCAACATTTCAACGTAAATATCGCACAATTGCAAGCGATTTAGTTGTTCCAAATAACCTACTTTTTTTGTATCGCAATCGAACAATAGTGGCAATCCTTCCATTAGTAAGTTCTGAAACACTTTAAGAATTTCATCTGTCCCTTTTACGTCTGGGTTTGAAGGATAATGACCTACACGTACCTGCTCAGAAAATATTTGATCGGAATGCGATTTAACCCCTCCGACCATATAAACGCATGGCTCATGTGATCTTAATTTGAATGCTTCGTAAAGTTCAGGAAGGGCGCAAACGTGCATTTTTACCCAACCGTCATAAGCCTTATGAATAGGCTCTGGTTGTTGCCGATACCCTGTTCCAGTATGATAAACAATTACGGGCTTTTCAGTCGCTTTCAAACGCTCTGCCAGCGATAACGGAGAATGAAACACCTGAATAATGTCATGGTGCTTTATTAACTGATCAAGTTCCTTTTGAGTAACTACTTTTGAGCATTCAGGGTATTCAAATTGATGCGCTACCAATGCAACATCGTTTACGTAATAACCTGCAGCACGTAATGACTCTGCATTATCATGGCCGAAATTAGCGTAATCTGTTACCGAAATATTCAAAATTGCTTTCATGGCATATCCTCAAATAAGGCTTTTTTATGTCTTGATGTAATTGTACCCAGTAAAATCGGATGTCGACAGTAGTATCATAGTGCTAAATTACATCAATTTGTTGAAATTAGTTCAAACTTCCCAAGAATCAGGCTTTCAATCATTGCTTTTCCTTGTATTGTTCTTACAGTATCAAAATCTGGCCTTGACTGATCCATCACTCTGACTTGATATTGCTTCTTTTCGTCAAATGCCTCTTTCCATCGTAAAGCCTTTATGTATCGCATACAATGGAAAGCGTTATCGAGAATAGAAACGTCTGCAATAGGGTGATTTTGCAGGTATTTGTAGTTGGTAAGGGAAACAAGTGGGTGCTTAATATCGACAGCAATACCACCCGTTTGCGTCATTGGAATGGCTATTTCTTCAATACCCCTCTTTTTCATCTGCACAGTACACGAAGAATCAAGACCACGATTCACTTTTTCATCGTTCCATGGCGTAAAATTCATCCGTTCCATTACCCATCTGCTAAATACACGCCCTGCCCCAATAGTTTTTGGCGATGGCGGTGGATAGCCTTGAAAATGAACAGCCTCGTCATTTTGGATTGAGTAAAAATACAAATCCTTTAGCCCCAGCAAATGCTTGGTTTCTTTAGTGACTGTACGTTCGTAATATTGGAATATTTCAGGTGAAATAAGGTCATCGGAACCTATCAGCACCATAAAATCATAGTCGTATTTTTCTGATTCCTTGAATAAAGCATTGAATTTTTGACTGACTGGGTTATTCTTTGCCTCGATGTAATCCCATCCACATTCTTCCGCTAGGCTTTTGGATTTCTCGCCCTCTGATCCCACACAAAGCAATTGCATTTCAAACCCTCGTTTTATTTCGGCATAGTAATGCAATACGATCTTAGTTAAATCATGCCTGCCATAAATAGCGGTTACAACCAATATTTTCTTTCTCATTGATTTCTCCTTTGCCTTAATCTGATAATCGCAGCAGCAGCCCTTTTACGCAGGTTGTAGCGACACTCCTGACAAATAAATGCCTGACAAGTTGCGCACCATTCGACCCAAAAAGTTGAATGATCGTTATCAACAAGAACGTGAACATCGCATTCTCCTTGCTTACGCCCTCCGCCTCCACATGATTTACAAGCCATATTACAAAAGTAAAAAAAAAGCCCTACAAATAAATGCAGGGCTTTCGACTTATGAAATCAAGTTACTAGGTTGCTGGATCCAAAGCAACGATTGCATCTGTGATGTCTCCGTATACAACCGCTTTTTTGTGGTTGCTCTTAACATACATTGCAACGCGTGCTTCCGCGAGGATCGTAACCAAGTTCTTAGTGAAGTCATCGTTCTCGTAACCGATTGAGATATTTACATCCTCACGAACACGGAACATGATCTTCGTTGAATCAGCAACGATGAATTTGTCCTTTGTCAACCAAGGAGAAGGAACAACAGTCAATCCAGAGATTGAAGGAGTTCCTGGCAATGATACAGGGAACAAATACTGTCCTGTTGAATCTTTAGTGAGTTTCAATTTCACTACGTCTTCAGGATTCATGATAACGATGTTTGGCATGAAACCAGCAGGGCGACCAGAGATAACTTCTGCAGTCATGATTTGTGATGCTGCTGTGTTTACAACGTCATAGATATTTGCATTCGTAATCGTGTTGGCAAAAGTACCTGCTGAGTATGCTGTCGATACGTTAGTGGTATCGCTCAATCCCTGCAGTGCGTTAGTACCACCACCTTCGAGAATGTCATCCTCAATCTTGTTCATGATCAAAACGAGCAATTCTCCGTTGATTTCAGCGCTTAATGCCTGAATATCGCTCAACGCTTCTTTTGAAGTTTTGATGTATGAAGTGATCTTTTTCGCGTCTGATTTAGCCTCAACAATATCAAAATCCATTGCTGTTTTCGCTGAACCTTCTGCAGTGTTACCTGCTCCGCCATCGTTGTTCTTCATCTCTGCATAAACAACGTATGAACCCATCATCGTTCCACGATTCAGGTAAGTCATAACAGTTGGGCGAGCCGATGGAGTTGGAGTAATTCCTTGTTCGATGTCAGAAAGCAAAATGCTGATTCCGTTAGTACCTACTGCATCAACGTTTGAAGTTGTGAAAGTACCTGCAGACTTCAAGTTCAAATCAAAAGCTACAGAACCAGATTTGTTTTTTGAAAGCCCTTCGATTTCAGATTTCTTCTGACCAAGAAAAGCAACAACCTGCTCTTTTGCAGATGCTCCTGCTTTTTTGCTTGCACTTTCAGCATTAGCCTTAATATCAAGACCAAGTTGATCAACAGCAGCCTTAACTGCATCAATTTCTGCCTTTGTTGCTGCAGTTTTCATTTTTTCGTTCAATTCAGCAACTTGTTTGATAGCTGCGTTTGAATCAAGCATTTCGGTGATCTTAGCCGAAACCTCGCTTTTTACCGCATTTGTTTAGCCCATTGAAATTATGAGGGCTGAATTGTTTTTTTAGTATTTTTGTTCAAATTAATACTCGATATGGCTGGAATGTTTCAAGGCGTTTTTTCAAAACTGTTCTCTCGTTGGATCCACGACAATCCGCCATTTTATCCGTTGTACTCCAATTTCATGTACAACAATACTTCGCCAATATTAATTGACGTCGAGAATCTTTATACCGTTTATATTTCTTCACCTCACCTGCGCGCAGTAATTGATCGCAAAGCCGAGATGTTTAAGAACATGGAAATTTGTATGAAAGATGCCGATGGAAATAAGGTTGAAGATCATCCGTTGCTTACCTTATTAAATCAGCCAAATCCGCTACAAAATAGGGAACAATGGCTGACCCAGTTATCTATTCAGCAGGATATTTGGACTTGTGCTTTTGTTTATATGCTATATGGCTACAGGTTTGATGCTACTTCGGTGCCTAAAGCATTATGGAACCTACCACCTGACCAAATAAAAATCAATCGTACTGGTAAGATTTGGGAGCAAACAACTATTGACGGAATCATTAAGAATTTTGAACTATTGGATGGGTCAAATAAAAAAATGACTCCTGAAGAAGTGATAATGATTTCAGCTCAAAATGGTCAGAGTTACATCGTAGGTGAATCAAAATTACTTTCACTTCGTACGGTAATAAGTAACATTGATTCTGCTTTGAAAACTCGAAACTGTATTATCAATGATCGTGGGGCTTTGGGTATTTTAGCAAACAATTCTAAAGATCAAGACGGTGGGCTTCCATTAGATGAAAAGGAACGGAAAAGAATTGAGCAAGAATACAGAAATTCATACGGTATTTCAGACGATCAAAAGAAAATCCTAATCACCAATTCAGCGGTGACTTGGCAACCAATGTCCTTCCCTACAAAGGACTTGTTGTTATTCGAGGAAATTGAGGATGACTTTGCAGCGATATGCGGAATGTATGGTATGTCAAGGGATATTTTCCCATCTGTCAAAGGAGCAACGTTTGAGAATAGCAAAGAAGCGATAAAACAGACGTATCAAAATACCATTCAACCTCAGGCGGATCAATTAATGCGTATCCTGTCGAATCAATTTAATTTGAAGGAACAAGGATTGACATTGGAAGCTGAGTACGATTGGTTGCCAGTCATGAAAGATGACGAATTGAAGGAAGCGCAAGCTGAGCAAGCTGAATACCAAGCAATACAAACCGAAACGCAAACTATCATTAATCTAAACACTGCTGTTAAGCAGGGAAATATGTCGTATGAATCTGCCAACCGTTAATGGTAATGTACTGTCGATGTTTTCATCTGAAAAGATCACATCGGTAATATACACCGTTTGTTCGTAAACGTAGCCCACAGCCATGGCGAATTTATCAGTGCCCTCATCAGCTACATCAATGTAAGCCATTACAGATTGCCTTCCATTATCAGATAGTTCAGACATTCGAAAGGTTTTCAAATCATCTCTAGTGAACAACACCCCTGCTGCTTCGGTAGGGTCTTGCTGATATTCAGCTGCCCAAATCTCTCGTGGCGTTCTGAGTTTTATGTCCTGATATTCTGCAGTTGACTTTACAGCCTGACAAAACGATTGTCCTTCGCTATCTAATGCCGATATGATAATAGATTCATCATAATACCCTTCGTTCAAATTACGCCCAATTACATCCTTTTTAGCCCATCTGGTTCCTATGTCAATGACTGGACAATTCTTTTCGATACGGCTTCCGTGAGTTCCTTTGTACCACGACCATGTTGATTCGCATACCTTCTCACTGATTGCCTCCTCGAACGATTTGAATAAGTCATCTGAAATAGCGCATAACGTAGCCCCAAACCCAATAATCGTACCGCCCACACCAGAACCAAAATAAGAAACCTGGACTGCCTCTGTAGTATTCCAGCCCCTGATTGATTGCTTATCTGGAGAAAGTTCAACGGAAGGAAATATTTGCTTGAATTTATCAGATTTCAATACATCTCGTGTATCGTAACTGAATTTCTCGTAAAGGGTTGATGTGCA